TCTACTATAACACTTATGGGATTCTTTCAGGCTGCTTTCATTGGTATAGTCGGTGGCTTTTTTGGTCTATTAGGCAAGGAAGTGTACTACTATGTCAAAAACGAAATTAAACGTAGACTAGATGACAAGTCCAAAACTAAATGATGATAGTAGTTTATCCATTAACATTAAGTGGCTTATTCAGATAGTTGTTGGAGTAGGTACTGCCGTTTATTTATATTTTGGATTAGAGAATAGGATAGCAGATAACGAGGATGAACTGAAGAGCCTTCGTTACAATCAGAACACCTATATCTTTCCTGATATAAGAGTACTAGAGAATGAGGTGATCGATTTTAAATTAGAACGTGAACGCATTAGAAAAGATATAGCAAGACTAAACGAGATCATACATGAGTGATAAGAAGAAATTTAAAGACACAGCAGTAGGTAAGTTTCTTACTAAGAAGCTACCTGAGTTGGCTGGAGCTGCACTTACAGGCGGACCCATCGAAGCTATTAAGAGCCTTATTGATGATGATGCTACAATCACTCCAGAAGAGAAGTCTAGGCTAAACGCTGAGCTTATAGAGATGTATAAGGCTGAAGTAGAAGATCGAGACTCTGCTAGAAAGAGAGAGGTAGAGATCACAAAGTCTGGTAAAGTAGATTGGCTCTTTAACATAACGGGGTTAGCTAAAGCAGGTACAGGATAACCTAAAGATCTTAGCTGAACAATTAGAGGTGCTTAGAGAGCACTTCCAAAAACCAATCACTATTAATAGTGGTTACAGATCACCTGAGCATAACGAAAAGATAGGTGGTTCAAAGAAAAGTCAGCACTTGCTTGGCAAGGCTGCTGACGTAGTAATAGAGGGCGTAAGCCCAGACGATGTTGCTGATGCTATCGAGTTCTTAATTGAGAATAAGATGATGAAGCAAGGTGGTTTAGGTAGATACGACTCTTTTACACACTACGATATACGAGGTAAAAAGTCTCGTTGGGATAACAGACCCAAGAAAGAAAAGGAGTCTAAAGACTCTGAATAGTTCTTTCCCCTTACACTATTTGTAACTTATGAGCCGCTTTATTGCGGCTCTTTTACCCTATAGCCTTATAGATGTAGGCGAAGTTACTATTTATTTTTGACAAAATCAAGTCTAAATAATTCAATATTTTTTACTATCTTTGGTAACAACCTTTCAGAGTAGAGGGGAGGGGGTTAAACTTTTTTGGATTCTGGTTAGACTAATCCTCCCCAATACTTTTAATATGACTAAGGAAGAACAAATAGATACTGAGGGTTTGAGAGTCCTGCGTTGGTCTATGTTCGATAGCCCAGACTCTCCTGGAAGCGGTTATAGGTTCATGGAACGTGAACCAGTAGTTGCTCTAGATAGGGCTGCTCACTATCATAAATTTATACCTAATGTTACACTCGGATATACTTCTAAGGCTGTGGCTGATGATCTTCGCCTGGTTAGCGATAATGCTCACCGTGTTGGTAAAGCTGTTCGAGTTCGGTGCGTCGGATCTAAGAAGCGTCTTAAGCTCATTCGTTCGCTCATGGAGCAAGGGGTACAAAGATTTGCGGTCGATCGCGAAACTGTTTATTTTGATACTGAGGATTTAAAACCTCCTTCTTTCTATCTTTGGTAGTTTTGTTTCATGTGAATAGATTGGGGCGAAAGCCCCTTTCTTGTCTGAAAGTGTTAAAAAATGTTAAAATAGTTGTGTAATTAAATTCAATATTGTAGGTTTGGAAGACTTAAAAACAGGTATGGTAAACGAGTGGATAAATGAAAAGATACATCCGATCACAGGAATAAGAGAGGATTTTAAGAGTGATATGTATCGAATGAGAAATGTAGCTCACCTGTATCATTACGAAATTGATAACAACATTTAATATGTATTCATTAGTAGCATTTTTAGAAGCCAGAGTAGAGGCGCTAGTAAACGATAGGGCTGAGCTCCAGAAAAGGATTCAGCAACTAGAGACGTACATCTTCGAAGTAACTAGCGATGATTGTACACAAGAATATAAGGATCTGATAAGAACGCAGGTCTTTATGGATAGAGAGGAACTTTAATTTTTATATATTCACATGGAAACATTAACATTTCAAGAACGCCTGGTTAAAGTCCAGGGGGAGCTTAAGGCTCCTAAAGGTCAGTTCAACAACTTTGGTAAGTATGCTTATCGTAGCTGTGAGGATATCCTTGAGTCTGTTAAGCCACTACTAACAAAGTATGGTTTAGCGCTTAAGTTAAGCGACTCAGTAGAGGAGCTTGGCGGGGTATTGTTTGCAAATGCTAGGGCTACCGTTTGGGATTCAGACGGAACCTCAGCAGAGGTAACTGCTCAGGCTGGTATCGACGTAAGTAAAAAAGGTATGGATCTATCACAGACCTTTGGGTCTGCTAGTAGCTATGCTAGAAAGTATGCGTTGAACGGATTATTCTTAATTGATGACACCAAGGATGCTGATGCTACAAACACACACGGCAAGGATCAGAAGCCTGCAAGTACATCTCTTAAACAACTGCCGTCGAAGGGTGAGGTCTTTAATAAAGCAAAGGCACACATTGAGCGCGGAGGGAGCATAGATGATATTCGTAAGAAGTATCAAGTATCGAAAGAAGTAGAGAAACTATTAAACAATTAAATTTTTATTATGAGTGCTTACATTGAAATTAACTTAGACTTACAGAAGCTAGATCAATCTAGAATTGTAAAAACTGAAAAAGGAACCTACTACCGAGCGTTAGTTAAGGTTGTAGATGACTACAACTACGGAAAGAATGCTTATGTAGTTACCTCTTATGACAAGGATAACAAGCCTGAAAGAGAGCATAAGATTGGTAACGGTCGAGTGGTTTGGACTAGCGACGGAACCATTCAAGTTGCTCAAAAAGAAGAAGAAGCTCAGGCTTCTGCTCCACAGGCAGCTGACTTCCCATTTTAGTAAATTGTGTGATGGGGGCGAAAGCCCCCAAACACTTAAACCAGTAAACATGAAGCATGATATTATCGAAAGAAGAACAGGAGTTTCGGGATCGTTTGATAGCAGAGAGTATGTTGGATCAATGCTACATAGACCCAAGAAAGAAAATAGAACATCCGCCAATAGCGATAAGCTATGGCACACATTCATACAACACTAAGGAAGGCGAAGTGGTATACGATACGCCTGTTGGCACATATGGAAACTTTAGCTTTATCCAGGCACCGCCTAAACATAAAAAGACATTCTTAGTTACCTTGTTGTCAGCGGCTTACATTGGAGGAGACTCTGGTAAGTTTGTTGGTAAACTAAAGGGTCATAGAGACGGCAAGTGTATTATGCACTTTGACACGGAGCAGGGATCGTTTCATGCTCAAAGGGTGTTTAAGAGAACGCTTGATATGTGCGGTCTAGATGATGAGTGTTACAAGACCTATGGTCTTAGAGCCTTAACACATAAGGAGAGGCTTAAGGTTATAGAGGTAGCTATCGAAGATACACCCAACCTAGGTTTGGTTATTATAGATGGTATTGCTGATTTATGCAGCGATGTAAATAATATAGAAGAAGCGAACAACGTAGTTCAAAAAGTAATGAGTTGGACTCAGGAGTATAACATACATATAATCACGGTTATACACACCAACTTTAATAGTAATAAACCAACAGGTCATTTAGGTAGCGCAATGGAAAAGAAGGCAGAGACGCAGATACAGCTAGAGAAGGATAGCGCAAACCCTAGTATGATTAATGTAATATGTAAATCAAGTAGAAGCAGGAGCTTTGATCCTTTTAGCTTCTACGTTAACGAGTACAGCTATCCACAGATAGCAGACGCTAATATAAACTGGATCGACACTTTTATAGATGAAGATAAAATTAAACATACCAATAAAGCCAACAGCGCACCAATCCGTTCGCGTTACTAGAACTGGTCATACCTACCAACCTAAGAAGATCGCGGATTATAAGAACGACTTGAAAGAGCTCGTAAGGGAACAACTCCCTTCGGGCTTTTGTCTTATAGAGGCAAATACTCCGATATTCATCACTAAGCTACACTACGTGTTTGAGTACCCTAAGTCTTTCTCTAAGAAAAAGCGTGATAGTATTACCTATAAGGTAACTAAGCCTGACCTGCATGATAACTTAAACAAGGCGCTATTCGACGCGTTAGAGGGTGTTGTTTGGGAAAGGGATCAGAACGTGGTATCAATAAACAACCTTTGTAAAATCTACGGAGATACTAATCAAATAATAATAGAAGTAGAATGTTAGAACTATTAGCTAGTAAACATAATATCTGGCTTAACATGGTGCTGAGCTTTGGCTGCGATTACCAGACAGCCCAGGATATTGTTCAGTCTATGTACCTGCGTATGCATAAGTATGTAAAAGACGAGCAGAGGATTATGTATAATAACGATGAGGTAAACCGATTCTTTATATACGTTACCCTGAAGAATATGTGGAAGACTTACTTGGCTAATGCTAATAAGTATGATGTGTTCGAGATACGCGACGAGGAGGGTTATGATATGCCAGAGGTGGAGGAGTTTAGCAACGAGATGGATGTTGCCTTTGAGTTGATACTAGCTAGGGTTCAGGCAGAGATGAAGACTTGGCACAGATATGATCGAATACTTTCTGAGAAGTACTTTAAGTCAGACTATAGTCTTAGAGACATCGCTAGTGGTTCAGGCATAAGCCTGACTAGTATATTTAATACGATAAAGACTAATAAGAAGATATTGAAGAGTAAGTTCAGAGAAGATTGGGAAGATTATAAAAACGGAGATTACGATAAAATTTAATATACATTATGGATTCAATTAGAAAATACGAAGAAAATCAAGAGTACTATGAAAACCTGGATAAGCGTACTAAGGAGTACAAGACTTACGCCCAATGGAAGGCGAATCATGAAAAAGCGTCAGAGGGTCTTGGTGATACGGTTGAGAAGATTACTGAGGCTACAGGGATTAAGTCAGCAGTAAAGTTCTTGGCTGGAGAAGACTGCGGATGTGATAAGCGTAAAGAGAAACTTAATGAGCTATTTAGATACAATAAGCCTGAGTGTCTCCTGGAGGAAGAGTATAATTATTTAAGCGACCTGTTTAGTAGCACACATTCTGTTATAGACTACACTACCCAAAAGGAGCTAATAAAAATATACAACAGGGTATTTAAGAGCAGTAAGAAGATTAGTAGCTGCGGATCCTGTGTTAAAAATCTATATACTGGATTGAAGAAATTCTTCGACGCCTATAACGACTAGTTAATATTTTGTTTATATTTGAATAAATGTTGATAAGATATGCAGTATAGCCGAAAGAAATATCCAATGTACGAGGGTCTAATGAAGTACTTCCCAGACGCTTTGGCTGAGGTTGCTTTTTGCTCTTACATGGGTAACGAGCAGCACCATAGCGATAAGCCACTTCATTGGGATAGAGATAAGTCTAACGATCATTTAGACGCTCTAATGAGACATCTTAAAGACGCTGGGCATATGGATGACGACGGCGTACTTCATTCGGCTAAGGTAGCCTGGAGGGCGTTAGCGAACCTACAACTAGAGCTAGAGAAGAACAGGTGATACGTAAGTACGAAATACTACCCCCTACCGATGCGCAGAAAGATCTGTGCGCTAAGTTTGCTAAGGATTCTGTCTATAGCAACTTTTCATACTATGCTAAGAACAGAAATCAGGATGATATTATTAAGGTTCGTAATGATATCTACATTGGTAAGTGTGCGGAGTATTCGGTCTACAATGCGTTTTCATTTATAGATATTTCTGAGCCAGACACCAACATTTACAATAGCTACGAAAAGAGCTATGATTGTGATCTGTATGCAGAGAACCTGGAGATACACGTAAAGGCGTACAGACCTAGTAAGTTTCCTGTTAGCTGGTTGTTCCAGCCTAACGATAAGGTTGTCTACCAACCAAACAAGAATGAGCTGTTGGCGCTTTGTGATCTAGAGAGACCAGCTGGAGGAGGTACCTTGTACCTGATGACCGCTGAGTACGCTGTGGATTTGTACAAAGATCCGTTATCTCCTAAACTGGTTGGTAAAAAGAAATGTATATACTTAAAAGATATAATCAACGACAAGTAATGAAAGTATCACACTACATATTAGTAATAGTATTCTTCTTAGGTTTATCTATGTTGGATGCGCTGATTCCTATAAACCTTAACAGGTTACTTATAGCATTTTTAATTATTTATTTACTGAACGATGAGCAACAAGATTAAACTACTAGACGGAAAAGAATGGGATAAGGATGATCTTCGTGAGAAGATGTACGACGATTCTTTTTACTATGGGTACCTAGGCAAGAACGCCTTGAGTAGCTCGTCGCTAAAGAAACTATTACAATCACCAAAGGCTTATGCTTCTAGCCTGGATAGGTCTGAAGAGACCCAGGCTTTAAGAGATGGTAAGCTAATTCACCTTATGGCGTTGGAGCCACATCGAGTGGCTGAGCTATCTATCATACCTTCTACTAAGGCGTCTAAGGCTTATAAGGAGGCTGTAGAGGAAAGAGGTTCTGAGTATGTATATACTAAGTCAGAGTTCTATAACGCACAGAAGATTACTAAGGCTCTTGAAGAGAACGAGGTAGTATCTTATATGATGGAAGGTATGGATCACGAGGTTCCAGAGATTGGAATGGTCGAAGGTGTTCCCTTTAGAGCAAAGGCAGATGCTATATCTAAAGATCGCTCTTTAATAATTGACCTGAAGACAACCTCTGATGTATACAAGTTTGAGAGCTCTGCAAGGTACTTTAAGTACGGATTGCAGGCTGAGCTGTACCGCAGGATCTTTGGAGCAACAGAATTTATTTTCATAGTTATAGATAAGAATACTCTAGATATTGGTATATTCCCTATATCGGAAGAGACACTTGCTTATGGCTTTCAACAAATACAAGAAGGTGTAGAAGTTTACAAGAAGTACTTCCAGGATGAGCAATCAATCAACCAACTAAAAAACTATGTTATTAGAGGAATTCTTTAGTCAGAGCTCGACAAACGATCAGCTTATAAAGTACGTATATGTATCAACCCTTAGCAACTTTATAGTAAACCCTAACTTTCAGATCTTCGACAATATTCTTGAGGAGTATGAGAAGAAAGAAAACTATATCGTTTGTGAGGGAATTAACAGGGCGTTAAATAAAATAGATGAGATATACAACGACAGGTTTAGCGAAGCTATCGGTGAAGAAGATGATGATGAAGAAGAGAAGGAGTTTTCGATAGACGACTATGTAAATCACGAAGAGAAAAACATTAGAGTAACTACATTAATTTTTGAGGATATAATAAAGGAGATATATGAAGCGCAAATTAAGAGGTATAAAGAACTTGATTGAGAAAGAGTTAGGAGCTCGAATTGATACGCCAAGTAGAAAAAGAGAGCTGACCTATGGTCGAGCGATCTTTTGTAAGGTGGCTAGAGAATGTAAGACAGGGCTAAGACCTATATCCCTTAAGGATATTGGAGAGGCAATCAACAGAGACCATGCGTCTGTTTTGCATAACCTAAACACGGTGTTCAACTATGCTGTTCAGGAGCACGACTTTATGGAGCTGTATGAAACATTGCACCATATGTTTGTTCAGAAGGAAGAGCAGGAAGAAGTAGACCCTAACTCTATATTCGATAGGATTACATTCCTGGAGAACTGCGTGTCTGAGCTAGAGACTAAGTTAGCTAAGTCTGAAATGAAGAACGGAAGGTTTGCTAGTGTAACTAAGAACCTTTCTGAGCAGGAACTGGAGGAGATCTACGAACTGGTAGATTTAAGAACCAGGGCTATTAAGAGTAGAGTATATATATAATGGCTAAGGTAAAGAAGAGCCCATATCAACTAGGATCGCCTACGATTCCAAACCCAATGGTTGAGATGTCTTGGTGCTTCAAGAACCATATAAAAGTAAACGTAGATCCAGAGGCTGAGTTCAATGGTAGTTACTGGAAGATGACTGGCAGGTATCAGATAGTAATCAGCCAAGGCAGCAGAAACAAGGCTTCTGGGTTTATATATAATAAAGATAATGTTATGGATGCCGTCTTCGACGCGTACATAAAAACCTACAACCTAAACCATGGCAAAGAGAAACAAGTCTGATAACATTCGTAACACGGATGGTAGAAAGAATAATAAGAGGCTGCCACCAAAAGTGCAGCTAAACGGATCTCCCACTAGCAAGCCCGCTAGAATGAACGAGGCTAAGAAGAAGCAGATCAGCAACTATGCTGTTAACGCAATGAAGAAAGTATTTGGCTCCGAGCAGGAAGCGATGGAGACACTAGCGGAGTTTGGTAAGAAGGGTAGCTTAGGTCATATGAAGTTACTAATGGAGTATGGCTTTGGTAAGCCTAATGAAATGAATGAAGATGGAGGAGGAAAGAAAACAATAGCACCTGTAATAAACTTTTATAACACTCCTCAGATAGAAGAGAATACTATCGACGTAGATCATACGGAAGAGGATGACGATATAGAAGACGTAGAATATGAGTAAAGGAATAAACCTACACCCAAAGTATCAAGCCCTGTTTAATGACCCCAGCAGGTACTTCATTATCACGGGGGGTCGTGGTAGTGGTAAATCTTTTGGCACCTCCATATTCCTATTGACCCTGGTTTGTGAGGAGGGTCATAAGGTTCTGTTTACACGTTATACGATGCGATCTGCACACACCTCTATTATCCCAGAGTTTATTGAGAAGATAGAGATGATGGGAATGCAGGAGCACTTTAGGATTACTAAGGATGAGATTATCAATATACAGACAGGTAGCTCCATCATATTTAAAGGGATACGCACATCCAGCGGTAACCAAACCGCTGCCTTGAAATCATTGAATGGAGTTACTACGTTTGTGTGTGATGAGGCTGAAGAGCTTGTGGATGAGGCTGACTTTGATAAGATCGACTTCTCTGTTCGTGTACAAGGTAAACCTAACCGATGTATATTAATACTTAACCCTACTAGTAAAGAGCATTGGATCTATAAGCGCTGGTTCCAGAACGTAGGAGTTCCAGAGAACTACAACGGCGAAGAAGGAATCACTACCTATATACATACAGACTATAGAGATAATAAGGATAACCTGTCTGCGTCTTTCCTTATGCAGATCGAGCAGATGAAGAAGAACCGACCAGATAAATATATGCACCAGATATTGGGTAGCTGGTTATCTTCTGCTGAGGGTACTATCTATAAGAACTGGAAGGTAGGAGACTATGAGCACACAGAGCTCACGGTGTTCTGTCAAGACTGGGGTTTCTCCCAGGATTTAACTACACTATGTCAGATATCCATAGATAATGAAGGTAAGAAGATGTGGGTTCGAGAATGCTATGGAGATAAGGGCTTGACCACAAGCCAGATCGCACAGAAGAATAGACAGCACGCGGGGATTGATTTGATCATTGCGGATAGCTCAGAGCCTCGACTGATTGAGGAGCTCAAGCGTATGGATATCAACATAAAGCCAGCAATTAAGAAGAAGGGGTCGATCCTTTCAGGGATCGCCTTAATGCAGGATTACGAGATTATCGTAGATAAAACATCGCATGGTATTATACGAGAGCTCAACAACTATATCTGGGCTCAGAAGAACGCTAAGCCAGTCGACTCCTACAACCACTACCTCGATGCCTGCCGTTACGGATTAGAATATTTAGTTCGAGGAAAAAGTTTAGGTAGATATGTTATTCGTTAATTAAAATTTAGTATATTTACATCATATTCTTTTCTCCATAGGAATATTTTCATACTGGTTTCTTGTGAAAGAGGGGTGCTAGAGATAGCATCCCTTTTCTTTTGTATACACTTAAAGTGTTAAAGAAATGTTAAAATTATTGTAGTTATTAAAAAGTTATTCATATATTTGGGTATGTTTAATTCAAATCACAAGAAAATGAGTAAAGAAAACTTACCAAAATTCACCGTTCATGTAACTAATGACTATTCAGTATTTAAGTTACCAGACTACCAGAGAAAAGTTGCAGAAGGATCTGTAAAGAAGATCATGTCTAGCATCAAAAAAGATGGTCAGATCCAAGCCTTAACCGTAGATAAGTCAGGTAACATAGTTGATGGTCAGCACAGGTTAGAGGCGCTCAAGCGCCTTAAGCTACCAGTATGGTATTGTATCAATCACAACCTAGACAAGAAAGAAGAGTCTAGCCAGGCTTGTAAGTCTGCTAACAATGTGTCTAGAAAATGGAACCTTATGGCTTATGTTAACTGGGCTAAGAAGAATGGAAATGAGGTTGTTGCAGAGGCAGAAGCAATCGCTAGAGATTGGAGTAAAACTACTGGTGGTGAACTTACAGTAGCCAGCGCGTTAGAGTTACTTAACTCTGCAAGCCTACAGGATGCTAAAACCGACCTAGATCAATTAACCTATAAGATAAATTACGATGTAGCTAAGAACGTATTCGACTTTGCAAACTTCTTAAAAGACTACACCGTAGGTACACCATTCTGTTCTAGGATGATTAGACCACTTAAGAAGCTGTCTTTAGAAAAAGATGGTTTAGATATCAGAGTAGCTAAGAAGATGTGTAAGAGAAAGCACATCAGAATATTCGCCTCACAAGGCGAAAACTACAACTTCATAAAAGAGTTGTACGATAAATACGAGTAATTACTTTCATTCTCTTATATTTGGTTGAAACCAGTTCTCTTTAACACAGGGGGCTGGTTTCTTTTTTTATCTCTTGTTTAATACGGGGGGCTGTACGGATCTGTTTAACACGGGGGGCTGTATACCCCTC